CGCCTTCGCCGGCTCTTTCCCCACCTTCGCGATGAACGCTGCGCCGACGATCGCCGCCACGGCCCCGCGGCCTTCGCGCAGCAGCACGTCGTTGAAGTCCCAACCCTCCCTGGGCGGCACCGCAATCACGACCTCTCGTCCTTCCTCCCGCAGTCGCCGCGCGGCGGTCTCGGCCGCGCGAGTGCCTGCACCGGATGCGTCGTGGTCGGCGAGGATGACAATGCGGCGAGCTTCGGGCGGCAGTATCACCTGTTCGAGGTTGGTAGCCGACAACGTCGCCCATACCGGCAAGCCGGGGCACGACGTCATCGCGGCGAGGCCGGTTTCGATGCCTTCGCATAGGCCAAGCGCGGCACCAGGATCGATCGGAGCCAACCTCACCGCTCCGCCCGCCACCTTGCCCAGCATCATGCGCGGCTTCGGGACGGCCGCCTTGGTCACCTTATCGGGATGCGCTGGGTCGACCTGCAAGTACGTCCGATGGACCGCTACCGCCTCGCCCGCGGGATTGCGCACCACGCCGATCACCGCGGGATAGCCTGCCTTCATCTCCCAGTGTGTCAGATCATGGTGGGCCAGAAGGTCGTTAGCCCCAACGGGCTCGAGGCCGCGCGATGCCAGATAGGCGGCCGCCGGGGCGCCGGCGATCGGGACGGAATGCTCGAGGATGAACGCTATCTCGCGCGATGGGTCGCGCTCGGCTTTAGCCGCAACCGGTACTGGCTCGACGCGGGCGGGAATATTCGGCACCCACCCCACCAGCTCGGCCGCATACGCGAATAGTTCGCGGCCGGTAAGCTTCTCCGACGCCTCCAGCGCACTGAGCGGCCCGCCGCCCTCGCCGCCGTCGAACTCATGCCAGTCGCCGGCGCGCTCGCCTTTCAGGGCAATGACGCAGGAGCCGTTCTTGCGCGGCGCATCACCTCTGATGTTGGCGAGCCGCCATTCGTCACCGACCCGACGTCCATGGCGAAACTGCCTCGGTACCCACGTCTCCGCCGTGGCGCGCAGACGCGCCACGATGGCATCGAGGTCATACTGGACCGGGGGCGCCGGAGGGTACGTGGCGGTGTTGAGGTCAATCAAGCAGCACCAGGCCTTGCTCGGCGCGCGTAATCGCCGTGTAGAGCCACCGGTTGCGATCCTCGGCTGTGCGACCCAGACCGTCGTCGTAGACGATGACATTGGCCCAGGAACTTCCCTGACTCTTATGTGCTGTGATGGCGTAGCCCCAGACGGTCTCGATCAACCCGCGCATCTGCTTCCAGTCGCGGCGGAATCGGTCCGGGTCGGGCGCGACGTGATCGTCGTAATGGCCCTTGTAGAACCGCTGCCGGCCGGCGATCGCAACGCCATCCTCCGTGGTGAGGCTCGCGCTGAAGTCGAGCGGTCCCTCGTTGCGGACGTCTGCCAACGAAACGAACATGCCGTTGACTAGCCCGAGGTTGTGTCGGTTCTTGAGACAGATGATCTTCTCGCCGCTGCCCTGTGGGTGGGTGTTGATGAACCCGGCGGCATGCCTCATTGCGCCGTTGAGATGCATGCGTGTGGCGTTGCGCCCGCAGATCACCTGACCGCCGCGCAGCATCTGCTCGGGGCCTATGTCCGTCCGGCGCATCTTCCAGACGTGATCGTCGTGGAAGCCGTAGGGGATCGCCTCGCCATGCCGAGCCATGGTGGCGAGCCGCAGGATCGCGCTCTCGTCCGCCTGCCGATGGATCTCGGTCAGCATCACGTTGGGTTCGACGTTAGTGAACGCACCTTCGCCCTTGATCGGCGGCAGCTGGCCGGGGTCGCCCAGCACCAGGATCGGCTTGCCGAAGGCCAGCAGGTCAGCCGCCATCTCGGGTCCCACCATGGAGACCTCGTCGAGCACGATGAGATCAGCGTCGCGTACCAAAGATCGGTCGTTGAGGATGAACTGAGGCTTGTGGATGTCAGCCAGGCGCAGCTGCAGACGGCGGATCTGCGTCTCGGCAAAAGTACGTTCGGCGGGCGGCATCCGGATCAAGGTCCGTTGCAGGTCGGACAGCTCCTTCTCGACGCGCGCGATCTCCTCGGGTGTTGCCTCCGAGACCCGGTAGATCAGGCTGTGGATGGTCGAGGCTGGCGTGCCCTTTCGGGTCATCACCAGTGCCGCCTTGCCGGTGAAGGCTGCGAACAACACGCCGCCGGTGCCGCCCTGCCGGTCCATCGGCGTGAGACCGAGTTGCTCGATGAAGTAGCGGGTAATCGTACTCTTGCCCGAACCTGCGAACCCAAACAGGCTGAACACCTGCTCATGACGATAGGGATCGTTGTACCACTCGACGATCGCGCGAATGGCGTCGGCTTGCTGGGGAGAGGGCGTAAAGCTCATACCGTACCCTCCCAGCAGCGCTCGGCGTAGGCGCACCAGCGGCAAAGATAGAAGTCTGGGCTGGTGGCGATGCGCGGCGGCAACTCGCCCGCCTCGGCTGCCTGGATGATCCCGACAGCTTTGTCGGACAGCGCCTGGGCGGCTTGAAGGTCGAGCGGGACGATCTCGTGATGGAGCGCCTGGGTGTCCTTGTTGAGCGCGGTGAACAGCGCCCGTTCGAGCTCCATGTAGGCCATGTAGATCTGCAGCTGCGCGTAGTAGATCGGCTTCGATCGACGAACCCCGTGGCGGGCCAGCTCGCCCCACGAGCGATTGTTCAGTGCCTTGTGCTCGAACAGGACCGGCCAGGTGACGCCGATATCGGGTCCGGCGACGATGACGCCGTCGATGTGACCACGAACGCGGCCGCCGGCGGTGACGAAGCCGAACTGCTCGCCGTCGCGGCGGTGGGTGCGAAGGTCGAAGCCTGCAGCCCGGAGCCATCCGATCGAGAGCGTCTCGAAGTGGTGCCCGACGTCGAAGATGCGCAGCGTGCGACCGTCGAACCCTTTCCCGGCATCGAGGGCCGTGTGTCGCACCTCGTAGACCAGCTTGCGGGCGCAAGGCTCGCCGATCCGGCTGCCGCCGAGGTAATCGCGCGGCTCCTGCTGCGCATGGCGATCGAGCAGCGCCCGATCGATAAGACAATTTATGCGCTCGCCGACACTGCCTTCCGCGTGCGCATAGACGGCGCCGGAGCCATGGTTGAGGTCGATCATGGCGCGCTCAAAATGGAATCTGGTCGTCGAGGAGCTGTCCGCTCACGTTCTTGGCGGCGACCTGACGCTGCATGCTTTCGATGAAGCCCGTGACCGCCGCCTCGAGCAGCAGGTCGATCTCGGCAGCAGTTCGATTGTAGAACGCATCCATCAAACCGAGGTTGGTCAGCGCCTCGGCGAAGGGCCTGCGGGCATCCTTCAGCGCCTGGATCTCGCGAGCCGTCTTGTCGATCATTCCATTATTCTCCCTGGCCCACGCCGCCCCGCGGTCGAGACAGCGCATCGAACAGAAGCGATAGTGAGGAAAGCCGTCCCAGAGCAGCCGGTGGACGTAGCCGAAGCCACGGGCCTCCCGGCCGCACAGGGCGCAGGTCGCTACCCGAGCAAGAAGCGGATCAGGGCCCCGGCGTCGGCCGGCTGACGGTTGATCCGCTCCATTCCCAGCACGACGAAGCGGGAGATGGCGTTCATCGCCATCGCCTCCAGCTCGAGGAGCGTGAGCGCGGCGATGGGCTGATGAAGTTTTCCACGTCCTTCGAGCCATGTGCCGATAGCCCTCGCCGCTTCGCGGGTCATGTGTGTCTGCCATTCATCGTCGGTCATGACGCTCAGCCGTTGAGCCATTGCGGACCGGACGGGTTGGCAGGTGCGGGCGCGGCCGGAGCTGCCTGGTTCGTCCATGGCTTGTCCGAAGCAGGCGCCGGAGCACTCCAGCCTGGTGCCTGCGCGCCAACGGAAGCTGCCTTGCGCGGCCGAGCATTGATGGGTTCTGGCGCCACGTTCTCGCCGCGCATGAGGGCTGCGTGTGCCGCCTCGCCGGGCACGACGACGTTGGCGAGCTTGTTGGTGTCCTTGTATTGCGGATCCGACGAGGGCTCGACCATCACGCGCGCCGCGAACACGATGCCGTCGAGCTGCTTCAGCCCCTGGATCACCCGCTTCTGCCGGGCGGCCGCGCTCTCGTCTTTGGGATCGAGGCCTAGCGCGCTGTCGATCATGGCGCGGATCGTTGCCTTGGAGATGTTCCAGCCTTTGGACTGGCCCTTGTCGTCGAGCTTGCCGCCGGACACGGTGAACATCTGCCAGAACTTGCGGCGGGCAAAACTGCCCTCGACTACGGTGAACTCGCAATCGAGCTGCTTGGAGTCGCCCGACCGGGAGGCACGCAGCAGCCCGGCATCCATCGGCACTGCGCCGTTCGTACCGCCTGGGCGGATTGTCATGCGCAGCTTGGCAAAGGTGCCGTCGGGGATCAGGTCGCCGGCCGGCGGCATCTGCGGACCGGCATCGTTCATGTCGTACATCGTGTTCTCCTGTGCTGGTGGTTAAGCGGTGGTGGCGGCGAGCGGGGCGGAGGTCGGCCAAGATGGCGCCGTCGTGCGGTTGATCTTGGCGAGCAGCGCACCGAGGTCGGGTGGCTCGGTCACATCGAGGCGGCCCGAGCGGTCCTTGGCGGGAAGTCCGAATGGGTTTCCCGCGCGGCACACCAGCCGGCGCTCGGTGGCTCGCTCGTCGAGCACGAAGTTGTCGTCGGCATCCCGCGCGAACAGGTGCATCGAGATCACCTGGTCGACGATGCCAGGCAGTTCGCGTCCCGCCTTGGAGCCTTCCATCTGCGGCTGCCAGGTCACGGCATGGAACTCGTCGGTCACCTTCTCGAGCACGCCGACGAAGATCACTGTCTTGCCCGGGGCATGCTGCAGGTGCTTCAACGCCTGGATTACCTCGCGGCCGAGCAAGCCATAGGCGCCGCGCACGTCGGCCTTGCCGGTACGATCAGAGACCGCCTCGGGCTGCTGCTTTGCATAGACCATGGCCTGGCGGGTCAGGTCGGTAATCGAATCGACGAACACGATGGGCTTCGAGGCCAGGTATTCCTCGACGCCAGTGCCGGCATATACGCCACGAGCATGCTGGTGATGCTGGGCGCTGTACCAGGCATTCGGATCGGCCGCCGGATCGGGCCCACCGATCAGCACGGCGAGATCGCGGAAGTCGCCGAAGCTGCGCACCGCGATGCTGCCGCCGGGCCAATCCTGGACCGACTTCATGCCTGCCTCCAGATCGAGGCACACGGTGTCATTCACAGGCAGCGTCTTGAGCAAGGAAGTCTTGCCGCAGCCCCACGGGCCGAAGATGGCAAGCGAGGTCTTGTTGGCTGCGGCGGAAAGCCTCTCGTCGGCTGTGATGATGCGTACTGGCACGTTGGCTCCTGGGTGACCGGCGGCGGCCGGCGGTTGCAAAACGGTTGGAATGAGGAGAGACGGGGCGTTGACCGGGCGCCGAAGGGATGCCTGCCGTTCTTGCGGCAAGGACAGCCCCGCCACCTTGGCGGCATCTAGGAAGACACCTCCTCGGCGAGGCTCAGCCGGAACGTCTGCTTGCCCG